TCCAACATTTGTACATTAAATTCTAATTGATCCACTTGATTTAAAAGAACTGCTTGACCTGTTGAAAGTTCAAATGTTCTAGATAGACTCCAGCCGGCTAACGCCAGTAAGATTCCTACCAGTAACGTCATTAATTTTTCAATCATTTTTTACTTCGTTTTCAAAAGACATGTCTGTTGCATGTTCTTTTTGATATTTGTAAGTTCTTTTTTTTCCACACTTACAGTCATCGCAAGTACATACGCCATAATCATCTGTATGGAGGTCTCCATCACAGTGACAATCACAGTGACAATTTTTACACTTAGTCACCTTTTCCGCCTCGTTTATTCTTTTCAACTATAGGTTTTTCTTTTTCAACCCCAGCTGCAAAGAAAAGCCACGAAACTATTTTATTCCATAATTTTTTAATCATCTTTTTTTTCCTCAATGTTATAGAAGAACTTATCTGTATCTTCTGTTTTCCATTTTCCTGTGTTTTCAACGTTCCAATCGCTGGTTTGAACCTTCCAATCAGGAACTTCATCTTTCACAGTAAAAGATGGAATACTCCATATAATTCTATTGTTAGGTTGTGCTGCATAATTTCCATCCTCTAAAGCGAGAACGTGTGCGCACTTATGTTCGTGCGGAATTTCAGAATGATCTGTATCTACTATATTACTCTCTGGGTGGGCCCAGTCAATAGTAAATAAATATTCACCAGGGTGCGCTTTTTTATCTTTTCCAAAATATTTGCCACATTGGCCATCTAGTATATCAAAACTAGTAACAGAAGGGTAATAACTAAAACAATTCCAGAGCTGTAGTTCATCAAGGCGTCTCTTGGGCACTCTGGATGGCTCAAATCCTCTTTGAATAAACGCGCTAATTGGTAAGCGATAAAATACTGCACCGTTTTCCATAATAGTATGGAATAATAAAGGACGACCAGTAATGCTTGCCAAACCGAAGATAATACAATCTTCAACTTCTCCATGACCCTTCTGTAGATCATAAAGATATTCTTTTTTTATTTGAGCATAGATCACCGGAATATTTGCATTCAGGTAAGCCATAGCTCATTACAAAATAATTGCGCCGATAATAAGACCAGCAACAAAACAAACAATTTCTCTTCTGTTGTGTAGTTGCCAAATCATAAACATATCTATGTACTGTTTTATCATAGTTCCTCCGTTAATGTATTTCACCCCAGTTTTCACCGGATTCATAGTCTACTTTATTTGGCACAGCAAGATCAACTGCTGTTTCCATTATTTCAACTATTTTCTTAGCTTGTATATCATTTTCTACAGAAATATCTAGTTCATCGTGAACTTGAATATGAGATAAAATCCCCTCTTTGTATAATTCTATCATGGCTTTTTTAGTCATATCAGCCGCAGATCCCTGTATTAATTTATTCAATGCTTTATAGGTATATGCTCTTTTGATCCCTGGTCCGTGTTCCTTGATCGCTTCAGCATGCGGTAAAGCTTTATGTATCCCGAACCAAGTAGGCTCCCATAATGGGAATCTACAACGTCTACCAAGTAAAGTTCTAATATGTCCAGCGTCCTGGGCTCTGTTAGAAGCCACGTCCATTAATTGTTTAACAAAAGGTACTCGCGCATGGTACGTTTTTAAAAGGTCATTAGCTTTTTCTTTAGTAATACCTAGTTCAGCTTGAAGTTTTGCTTTACCCATTCCATAAAACAAACCAAGATTGATTGTCTTAGCTTGGTCTCTATCAATGTCAGCCATCTGAGCTACAATTCTATGAAAGTCTGCCTTTCCTTCTTTATAAGCTTCTACAACATCTTGTACTTTATAAAGATTCTCTAATGCAGCATAATGGACCACGAGTCTAGGTTCTTGTTGACTGTAATCAAAACAACCCCACTTGCATCCTTCTTCAGGTAAAAATAAAGAACGGATCATTGGACCAAGTTCTTTATTTCTAGCTGGAATTTGTTGAAGGTTTGGATTAGCATAACTAAATCTTCCAGTTACGGTTCCTCCATTATCTCCTCGCAACTGATTTATTTCAGCATAGATTCTGCCCTTATGAGCATGACTTAAAATAGAATCAATAAAAGTTGTATGAGCTTTATTTACTTCTCTAGCTTTAGCTATCTTTTGAACAATAGGATGAGAGTGACTAGATAAAAAGTTTTTAGTAAAACTAGGTGCTTGAGTCTTTTCAGTTTTTGGATAATCTAGCTTTAACTTTTCAAAAATTTGTGCTATACTTCTCGCCGCCCAAATCTGTACATCGTGTCCTGTTTCTTTCTTGACTTCACCCAATAAGTTTGATTCAATTTTGGCCAAACTTTTTTTACGTTTATGAGCTAATTCCTCATCAACACGAACCCCTTTCATTCTCATATCTACTAAACATGGGAAGAGTTCTGTTTCTAAATCAAAAATAGAATTACAGTCTTCATGATTTATTTCTACTTTTAATCTTTTCCATAGTTCTAAAGTTAAGTCTGCATCTTTTTCAGCATAAGCTCCTACATACATCGCAGGTAATTTATACATTTCTTTTTTAGGATCTATTCCCATCTCCGCCGCTGCAGCTCTCAAAGCTGTTTCATCTTTAACTTCACCCAGGATTTCCCGAGATAAAGTATTTAAATCATATTTAAATCTATTTTCATCTACAACTCCCATAGCAATCATTGTATCTACAATTCTTCCATTTATTTGCATGTTAGGAAGAGTTCTAATCCAACAGACGTCATACATGGCATTATGAAATATTTTAGTAGCATTGCTCTTTAGAACGGTTCTAAACCAGTTAAGGACCTTAGTTCTATCTAAGTTTCCATTACCCTCATGTGCTATAGGAAAGTAACCTCTCCACCCATCCACAGCTACAGCGATTCCTACTACCTCTCCATCTCCAGTGGCAGCTCCTGAGCCTTTGGTTAAAAGATTTACATCTTTAGTTTCTAAGTCAATAGCTATTTCCTTAGCGTGAGTAAGATCAGGAAAATCTTCTGGTTCTACCCATTCAGTTGGTGCGTTAAATATCTTCATTAGTTATCCCCCATGTGTTGGTTGTTGGTTTGACTTCTTTTTCTGGATAGTCACGATCAATTGCCATTTGACAATAATGAATTGCTTTCTCCAAATCTTGCTTTTGTCCCTTCTGTTTGTGACGACATAAATATTTTATAGCATTCCCTTCAGCAAACGGAATATTATTTCTATTAATAAATTCTGATGGCTGAATAACCATTGATTCGTAATGAGATCCTCCTACTTGTTTTTTATAAACGTCTGTCATATTCTATAATAGTTATCCGCATTAGGAGATAAAACATACAGAGTATGTTTAGTTCTCGTTATTCCAGTATAAAATTGTCTATGAACCGGATCGGGGTTGTTTTCAAAAGATTTATGTGCATTCCAAGAAAGGTCTTGCATTAATGCTACCTTTGTAGATTCTCCACCTTTAGCGGCATGAATCGTAGACAAAGTAATACGAGGAGGTTTAGTAATATCTTCTCCATTACGTTGCATAGCTTCAATATAGTTAACCGTTCGAACATCACACTTAAGAGCTTTAGCCCAAGGCCTATCTTCCAATAACCCATGCTCTTTTTTACATTCATCCATAGTATAAGATTTATCTGGTATTAAAGTTTTGCATCTTTTAAATCCTCTTCTTAATTGTTTATCCTTTACACTTAAGTTAGCATAAATTCTTTTTACAGATTCAAAAGATAATTCAGAGCCATTTCTCCACTGTTCCCATTCTAACAATGTTTCAATAAATCCTTCTGCTACACCTCTATGCCCTCTAGTTTGATAAGGATAGCCCCAGGATTCTAAATAATCTTTAACGTGCTCTAACATATAGTTAGCGCTTGCTAAAACTAACATATTACCTTTTTTAAAATCTATAGAACTTAAACTATTAACCCAATGTACTTCTCCATCTTCTGCTCTTGGAGTCCATAGCTTTGGTTGACGTTTTGATAAACGACTCACAACCATTTGAGCTAATTCATGAACCTTGTTAGGAACTCTATAAGACTGAGTTAATATAGTTTTCTTTCCTTCCAGTTCTAAAAAATGATCTACGTCTGCACCTTGAAAAGTGTAGATAGCTTGGTCATCATCTCCTGCAATAAAAGATTTTTCTGAGTTTTGTTCTAATATATGAACATATTGCCATTGAAGTTTATTTAAGTCTTGTGCTTCGTCTACAAATAAAACTTTTAATTTAGGAGCTGCTTTTTTTTCTACAGCCAATTCAATTACATCAGTAAAGTCATATTTATGATTAGCTTTTTTCCACTCAGGTAAACCTTTACTAATTTTTTCTAAGGTAGACCACCATACTTTTCCATTATGCTCATTACGATCATATTGTTCTTCAATAGATATACATCTATATCGTGCTAAATTAATTTGATTTAGATACTGGTTTTTTGAAATTATCATTCCTGACTCATCAAAAGCATTTTCAGTTTCAAAATCTATTACACCTATCCAGTTAGCAAACTCATTGTAATCTGCTGATTTCATTAATTGAGTACTAGGATCAATTCCTAATTGTCTAAATGCTAAAGAATGAAGAGTACGAAAATATGGAAGGTCTTGTTCACTTAAAT